AAATATTCATAACGTACTTCAGATAAACGGTCTGCAACTGATTGATCGTTAACAACACCTTTACTTAATTCCTCATTAATTGTGTTGTTAAAGATTTTATCCCCTTCATTAAGGATTTCTTCTGTTAAAGATTTACCTGCTTTTTTTTGAGCAAGCATCCATCTTCCTGATTTCCAAGCACCTTTGACTATACCACCAACAATATGACCAACATAATTAAAGCTAGTACCAACTAAAGCACCTTTAAACCTTTCAACATACCAAGTATCTTCAGGGTCAGCTGATAAAGCAGCTGTTAAATCAGGTAATAACCAAGGTGCGTGTTCTTCTGCAAGGTTAGCTAAGTTCTTACCTTCTGAAGAAGACATAACAAAATCAGCTATAACCCCGTCTGAACCAACTTGCCAAAGTCTTTTACCAACCTCACTAGCCCATCTACTATATCTATTAGACTGTATCATTGGGTTAGCAGCTCTAACAAGTTGTGTATTACCTAGCATAGTACTTGCCTTACCTCTTGCTGGACCTAACGCCTTACCAGACCATCTAGTAAGAACCCAGAACTCTCCAATACCTCTAGCAAATTTACCTACAGCTGTTTGGTTTTCAGCAATAATTTTATTACTACCATCAAACCAACTTTCATACTCATCACTTGATGGGTCTTGATCTGGATTGACAGGTCTACCTAAAGCTTGATTTATTTGTTTTTTAAACTCATCTCCTGTTTTATCTACAGTTAACGCTACACTATTAGCTGCATCCTCAATAGCCCCCAGAGGTGCTCGGATTACTTCTCTAGGTATAACGTCTACTAGATCAGTAGATTCATTTAAAGCGTCTTGACGGTCTTGTTCACCAGCAATACCAGCTACTTTCTGTCTTTGACGTTCAGCTAAAAGCTCTTCTTGTGTAGTTTGGTCTCCTTGGAAAGTATCATCAATCCAATTTCCTAATCTAGAACTTTGGTTATCTAAAAAGTTTTCTACAGGACCACTAGCCATACCTTCATTAGGACTGGGAGTAGTAAAGTCAAAACCACCTTGTTCAGCTTCAGTTTTTAATGCATTACTGTTAGTTTCCTGTTCAACAAGATCTAGATTTTCATCCTTTTCAATTTCATTTGACATTACTTTAATACTCCAGCTCTTCTAAGGTTTTCTAAATAAGTATCAGTATATGACCATACTGTAGGGTTGGTGTAGTTATTCATATCTCCTGTGATAATCAACGCTGTGTTTAATCTAACTGCAAGGTGTAAATCACCTTTAGCTGTTTCCACAGCTGTAGGCCAAGACTGTTCATTTAACCATAACCAGACTTTATCTTGCATTGCTTCATTGTTGATAAACTCTTTTTTAGATACAGGAAATCTTCTACCCAAAGCATGACGACTGGCTCTTGGTAATAGATTAGCACGAAGAGGGTATTTACCTATAAAACCTTCTCCATTATCTATTGTTTTACCAATAGAAAGTCTGTCCAACTCATCTGTAGGATCTACTTGTTTACCATCAACTATTTTTTCAAGATGTAAATGTTCACCTTTAGACCTACCTGTAGTACCAATCTCACCTATAATCTGCCCATTATAACTAGAACCTACTGTTAATTCTGGATTATAGTTTTTTAAATGAGCAAAACGATAAACATTTCCAGTTTCGTTATCACGAATATCAAGATAATTACCGTAATTAACATGAGATTGATTAGCTATAACCTCACCATCTGTTATAGCAAAAGCTGTTTGCCAACCTTTTGTATAAGTAGTACCGATATCAATACCTGTATGCATTACGTTTTTCTCACCCGTTGTAGGATGATCCCGTAAACCAAACTGATCAGTAACACCAATAAGCCTATGACCTGTGAATTTCTCACCATCTATAATTTCAGTTTGACCTGCTTGTAAGAACAGACCAGGGGCTGTTATCCTGTTTCTTAAAATCCCATCTTCATAATCAAGGAAATGGTTTTTTAAAATAACTGGACTTAAAGGTAAACATTCGTCACAAGCTTTTAAAACAATTTTAGAATCAGCATTACCTTTAGATGATAAATCTAAAACTTCTTTAGTTGAATTAGATGTTTGAGCATTATCTTTTATAAGTTGATTACCTTCATCTTCATCAACCTCCTGTTCGTCAAACGTACCTTTAGGGAATAGTTGTTTCTGAGCTTCTATAAAATCATTTTCACTAATACCAAGAAGTCGAGACACTCTTTGAACTAAAGGGTCATCAGAATAACCATTTTGATTAAGAGTTAATCTACTAGGATCTTTGATCCATAATTCTTTAGTTGCTAATCTACGACCATTTTTTCCATTAGATTTTCTTGTTACGTTTTTCCATACTTCTAAATCTTCTAAGCCAGTATAAAATGGATTAACATTTGCCTTATCAAAATATTTAAAACCTTCTCCACTTGTAACGTACCATCTAGATGCTGGATCTGATTTACCAGCTTGTACTTCTCCATACATCTCACCCCAAGCTTGGTCATAAGCAGTTTGGTAAGTCATTGTAACGTTATTCTGGTTAGCTGTACGCACAATACCTAACGCTTTCTGATTAACTTCCCAGTTAAATTGATCTAAAGCTTCTTGTTCATTACCATGTAGTATTACAACTCCAGCTTGTTTATTTATTGTTTGAAATATTTTCTTTGCAGCACCTTCTTTAACTCTAATATGATCTTTATGGACTTCAGTGTAAGGTTGATCCATAATCTCTAGTTTATTATCTTCAATATAATCTTCAGCAACTTTCATGTTTACTTGGTCAAGATCTGATAATTTTACAACACCACCATTACTTTCTAAAGATCGTTTAATAGCAAGTATAGTATCAGAATCACTTAAAGTTGGAATAAAGAATTTTTCCATTAAATTAGTTATTTCCCCAGCTGCATAAGGATATTCTTTATATAAACTACCTTTAAATAATAGCATTTCCTCAGAATAATCATTGATACTATCCCCAGTATCTGCCATCTTTTTAGCTATTTCTTCACTTTTATTTATAATAGCTAAGGTTACAGCTTGTTTTTGTCCACTAACTTCTCTAGCATAACGCTTAGACATTTCTTCAGTAAATATAGCATTAATAGCGTCTTTACCAAATAAACTTTTATCTATTTCTGCTAAAGTTTTAGCACCCATAGATGTATCTAACTTTAATGTTGTAGCTACCTTAAGAAAATTCTCTTTAACTAATTGAGGGTTTGCAGATCTACCAATAACATCTTTAAATGTAGTACTTATGTGTCCTTTTAGTAAAGCACCTTTACTTTTAGTTGCTGTAGCAGTTAAGTATGGTCTAAGACGAGCTTCAAGTGTAGATAAATCAGTAGTTAAACTAGCTGCACCAGGAAGCATCTCCATAGAAGCAGCTAAATGATTAGTTATAGCTGCTATTTGATTCTCTTTAAACTCAAGATCTATAGCATCATATCTAGTTTTAAGCTCTTTAGATATAGCTTTTTTAGCTGGTTTACCTATAAGTTCAGCTACAGTTATATCCCCTAAAGTACCTCTTTCTTTTTCAATAAACTCATTAAGTAAATAACCAGATGCAAATCGTAATTGATCTTTATCTTTTGCATCTTTAATCATCCAAGGTACATCATCATCCTTTCTTTGTAAAAGAATTTCACTTGTATCTAATTCAGCTTTCAACTTAGCAGCAAAACCGTCTACTGCTAATGATGCTCTTTTAGATTCATACCCAAACTTATAAGCACCAGAAAATATACCACGAGCTTTATTGGCTTTATCAAGCTCACCTAATTTTTCTAATGGTTCAGCTATTTCTTTTTCAACTTTAGTTGATATTTCAATATTTTTATTAGAAGCTTCTGTTATCTCTTCAAGTTTTTGATTAGTATTAGTCGTTATTGTTTCAGTAGGACGCTCATCTTCTAATATAGCATCTGCAGCACCTTCAGCTCTAGCTTGATCTTGTGCAGTTTTAGCTATACTTGTGACTGTTTTAGTCATAAAGTTTTTAAAAGTAGCAGACATATCCGCTGCTTTTTGTGCCTCATACTTATCTAAACCAGTTTGTACTTGGAAGATTCTACTAGCTTCTGCTTCTAATTCTTTAGCAGATTGAACTCTTTTTTTAGTTTCTTCGTCTGCTCTTTTAGCTAATTGAATAGCTCTTTGTTCTGCTACTTTAGCATCTCTAGTTGGAACACTACGCTGAACGTATCCAGTCTGCCAGTCCCCTTGCCTTTGAAAGCCTTTAGCCATTGTTTGTTTTTAGTTAATTATGTTTTCCACCAAGCAGATGTACCGTCAGCATGACCGATACCATGACCGACTGCTACGCCAGCTGTAACACCAGACATTATAGAACCAAGCATACTTGGTTTCTCTGGATCTGCTTGTTTGATTGGTTCAACTGGTGCAAACGAAGCGGTTGGTGCAAATAATGGTCCAGCAGGTAAAGCATTAATAGCTCTAGAATCAGCTGCATATTGTGAAAGTCTATTACCATATTCTGCCATAGCAAATGATTGGTTTGCATTAAACAAACTAGCGTTAACAGCTGCCTGTTCAAATCCTAACTGTCTTTCTACATCTTGTAGTTCAAGCATCATAGACTGTCCAGCTTGCATACCACTTGCTAGTACAGTTCCTTGTGCTTTAATAGACTGAGCTAGTTTTTCTTGTCCTGAGAACTGAGCTTCAGTTACTTTTTCATTTAACTTTAATTGGTTAGATAGACTTGCTCTAGTAGCTTCTTGTTGGTTGATTTGAAGTTGTTTAGAAAGACTATTCCTAGCTATTGCTTGTGCTTCTAACTGTGCTTCAAATACTCTTGTTTTCTGCTGGTCTTTATAAGATGCAATGTTTAATTGATTCTCATGCTGCATCTTAGCCATTGCATTTGACCGATCAACAGCTGCTTTCTGTGCTCTCCATTGAGCCATCTTAGCTTGCCGATCAGCAGCAGCAGTTCCAACACCAGCAACTGCAGCTAATGCGATTGTGGGTGAACACATAATTTCATAAATTCTATAATAGGAACTTTATTATATACTTGGTATTTTAAAAACTTAAAGCCTAAAAGCTTAAGTAATTTAATGTGTGCTTCATTACGCATATCTGCATAATTAAATAAATAAGGATTGGGTAAAGAATCTACCCAGCGTTTAGCTTCTCTTACAAGCGTATGAGGAAACTCTGTACTGGCCTCAGTACATAACATCCATATTGCATTTGTAGGGGTTACACCCGCCACTCCAGCAGCCTTGCCGTTGGGAACCTTAAAATATACTGAAACTGCTGAATCAAAATAAGCTTGGACACAAGCAGCTTCACCACACATTTTTACTGTTTCTTCTACCTCACGTCTGTCTTCCCAGCGGAGGTTCAACCCCACACTTAGAGCTAACTCTGGAGTGCAGGGTTGTATATACTTACCTTCGTACATGTCTTTTTTGGTTATATATGCCGTCCCAGCTTGCTGAGATTAAAGCGGTGGAAAAAGGGTCTGGTATTTTTATTTGTAATTTATATTTTTCATTTTTCTTTTGTACAGGTACTCTAACAGACTTATTAAGTTCTGAAGGTGGTTCACCAAAGTTTGCTAAACCAGTTTTCATACCTGATTCATATTGAATATAATCATCAAACTCAGGAGTAGAAGTACCCGAAGAATTAACGTAAGAGTTTTTAGCTGTTAAATGGAACTCCATTGGTCCTGAAACACCTAACTCAAAGTTAAGACCAGATACCCTTAAGGCACCGTTAACGTCATACTTATTAGCGTCAGTAGCTGCATAATAACTAGGAAGTTCTATAGTACTTGTGTACCCATATCCTACAGCTACCTCCCACCCAGTCATATTAATATTATTAAAGGTGGCAGTATTGGTACCTACAGAATCAGCTTTAACAACCATACCTGCATTAGTACCATTTAAACCAATCGCATAGAAGTTTGTAGCAGCTGTGGGTGTGTAAGCTAAAGTTAATACAGTTTTTTCAGGGGCTGTTGTACTTTGAGTTGAATATGCTATATTAGAAGGTATAGTCATATTATCTAAGCAAGCTTCAAACCACCTAGCTGTGTATAACGGTGAGCCTACATTAGCTTCAGTACCGCCTACAGTATAACTTCTAGTAGCTGTAGCATCTGTTATATACTCATGTCTAGATAATATATAGTCACTTCCTTGTTTGGTAACAACATGGAAATTACCACCAGTATAAGTCATATGCTGTAACGTACCCGTTAAAGTCCAGCTATACCATGCAGATTGATCTCTTCTTTCTCCAGAATCAAAATATTTATAATGATAAAGTTCAGATGAATTTTTCTTACCAAAAGTTACGATACCTAATGCACTAGAGTTAGCTGATATTGTGATATCTTTTGGTATGTATTCTGGTACAACTCTAGTTTGTTCTAAAACTTTAGGTGGTATATCATCATCTACTATAACTGCTTCATAAGCTCTAGTATAAGCAGCCACACTAGAAGTAAACATAACTGACGTACCCAGATCTCTAGGTTGTATAGATGAATCACATTCATAACTAGATAGTTTTTTTAACCTAGCAGTTTTAGGACTAAAGATGTCTGACTCAGTAAATAATAGGAACTGAGCATTATCACTAAACATCATCACCCCTTTTTGCATTTGGAGTACTTGATTTATAAAAGCAGGTTTAGTGTCAGAGACAGTAATATCAATAGGATTATCATCTGATGTAGTAATAGCGGAGACAACAAATAAATTAAAGAAATCGTTAGGACGACTTAAAACAATCTGTTCATTTGAAATAAAACCTAATCTATTTCTATGAAAAAATATTTCCTGAATTTCTGAGCCATTAAAACTAGGGAATGGATTACTTGTATCATCACCTACTTCTCTATATTTCCAGTAATTATCAGTAGAACCTTTACTTGCTTCATCTAATTTTTTAAAACTAAATGTACCATTTCTATTATTAATCAAAGCATGTGGCATAGTAGCAGGATTTAAACCTTTAACTGTAGAACCGTTAAAACCGTTTGGTTTAACACATTCTTCCCATCTACCAGTACCGCTTCCTCCATTATCAGCTATAAATTTCAAGTAGTAATCATCTGAATCACTATTTTCAGTGTTACTAATTTGAACAACATAACCATCCTTACATTGAGAAGGCAGTCGTCCTACATCTAATGCCGTTTGACCTATAATAGTCATACCTTCATTAACAGCACCACCTAAAAAGTGTAGATTTGTACTACTGTTATGTTGAATAAAGATACCATTACCAATAACTTCAGCAGAGCTTACTCCACTAATATTAGTTACAGAACTAGCTAATTCTCTCAAGACAATAGCCATACTTAAAGCACCGTCATCTGGTGCTGTCGGGGAAGCGTAAAGTCCTACACCAGGTTCACCTCTATAAGTTTTAACTACTTCGGTTTCAGTAATTTTAACTGTATAACCTACACCTCCAATATTAATAGCAATAGTCTGTCCGTCAGGATTAGAGGAATACAAACCACCATGCGTTAAAGTTGTGTTTGAAGTGTATCTAATTCTATACCTAGCTTTATATCCTATAAAATTACTACCAACCGTATTAGAGTTTTCTTCAGACTGACCATCTAAACCATTCATAATAGTAGCACCAGCATCTGATTGATACTGAGGGTCGTGTTTATAAATAAAACTAGCACCGTTTACTGTAACATAACCTTTAGCTTGGTTAACACAACCACTACCTGTATAAGCCCAACCTTGTCCACCTGAATCTGGTGGAGTGCTAGGGTTTGATGCAGCTGTATTGGTATCATTAGGTATTGTATAATCCCACGATGTTTCGTTTTCACCAGATGTATTATGATAAACTTTTACAGCTGTTACTTTATAATAATTATTCATATCAGGTGCTGAACTACCTGAATAAATCACATACTCAGTGTTATAAGCAACTGTATCTAAGCGTACAAAAGAATAATTACCACTATTGATAGGACTAAAAGTACTACCTGTGGTACCTACAGTTTTATTAGGATTAGTTATAAGAGTATAATCTTGTACTGTTTGTATAGCATAAGGTTTAGTAGCTCCAGATAAATAAGAAAATAAAGAATCTCCACTACTATTAGTTAAGCTAAGTTCAGTACCCGCAGCTTGTCCACTTTCAAGATCAGTTAAAGCCCATATTCTTATAGGATGGCTACCAGTATTTGCGGGTGTGATTTGTACTAAATATTTTTCATCACCATCTCTTAATATTTCATACCAATATCCAGTATCATTAGCATTAGTTAGTTTTTTAACAAACTCCCCAGGAGGTCGTTTCATCAACCCGAAAGTCACGTCAGGGACAGCATTATCACATACTCTGACCTGTCCAGGAAATTTAATTGTGTCGGGTTGTTGAGATACTCCCCCTAGAAAGTTAGGAATACGTTGATTAATTGCTGGCATTACCTTCTCTGTAGAACTTTATATGGTCGGTAAATAGTACTAGCATTTGTTCTACCTTCTTGGTTATTGAAGATATTATAGTCACCTTGGTTGGTGTCATACTCTAATGCTACAGCCCTTGCTTGAGCCTCATCTTGTGCGATAAGCTCTGCAGCCTGTGGGTTGTTTACCATGCGGTTAGAAGCGATTCTCGAAGCTCTGACGGTTATATAATCTTGGAACACCTGTGGGATATCTTCAAAAGGTGTCATCCAAATTACATCTACATATATTTTATCATCAGTTGCATTTTTAAATTCAAAAGTATGGTCATGTAAATCATATAATTTACTGATACCGTTATCTTTTTTTCTAATAGTATCGTAACTATCAGGGTGCTTAAAGCGGTTAAGGTCTATTTGTAATACATTGTTAGGTATTAAACAATGGTTATTACTATCTAAATCAATAGGATATTGTGTTTCAGTATTGAATTTCCAGCCTTCTGATAATATCTCACGGCAGACTTGCTGCAGAGTTTTCTGTGCAATAGCCACTTCAGGACTTTGTACATCTAAAGTATTAACAGGTGACTCTCCAACACTCATCAGTATAGAATTTACTGCCTCCAGTTCTGTGGACGCTGCATATGATATCTGTGCCATAAGAATAAAAAAAGGGGACCGAAGCCCCCCTGTATAAATGTTTGAATTAAGCGTTAGCTGGGTATGTTGTACCAAACGCAGCTGGCTTAGTAGTTGTACCTGCGAACAGTTCAACACAAGCTGCTGGGTTAAGGAAGTCGGCTCCCATAGCAAGTCTACCGAGAATCACGTCACCTTGATAGATTACGTTTATATCTCCACTTGTTACCTGAACCTGTGGTCCCATTGCTTCTACTACACCTGCACCTTCTCTTTGGAAGATAAGTCCACAAGAGTTAGCAAAGTCAGTAGCGTTACCATAGTTGTTGTTGATACCATCTACAGAAGCACGTCCGTCTTCAGTAGCTACGTCAACGAATGAACCTGTGTTTCCAGGATTCACTGTGTCAAGGTCAGTACCAGCTGCTGCACCTGAAGATGGAGCATACTTAGTACCGTACTTGCTGAAGAATGGTACGTTCATTGATTTGTAGATATGAATACCTGCAATCTCAAGAATACCTTCCCCGCTTTGTAATGCTGTACCCTGTACGTCTCTGTTAATCAAGTTGTTATTTGAACAATCTTTGATCAGTGCATAGTACTGACGTGGGTTAAGTACGGCAACCCGACCATCACCACTTACTCCTTTTTCATCAAGAGCTGCAGCTGCATCATAGAAAGCAGTTACTAGGGTAGATGCGGTTAATGCGTCATCAGCATTAGAACCAGCTCCAACTTGGATCTGTGTTCCACCAGGCTCTACAAAGCTAGACTTTGTGATAGGGCTGGCTTGACGAGCACCTTTAGATACAGCTCTAAAGATTAGACGGTCATACTTCTCAGCGAGAGCGTAACCAATCTTCTTAGAGATTTCACCACGTAGGTCGTAGTGTGCTAAGGTTTCGTCTAGTTCATACACGAAAGCAGAACTAATAAGTAGATCATCAATAGTGATGGTCTTTTCAGCTACTGGAGGTGCTCCATCGCTGTTACCAAGTATGGACCTGCCAGGAACATGGTACTCAGCTGTGGTTCTACCTGTGTAGATGAACTGTAAACTCTTACCGTTTTTAAGAGTTCTCTTTGTTACAAGATCCCTTGCGATTGTATTACGCTGGAATCCTTTGAACATTTCGCCACTAAACAGCTTAAGGTAAAGGGCTCTCGAATCTCCCGTGGAGTTCGATTGACCAGGCCGCGTCAGATCGGCTAATGGTTCGTTACTATTTTGATGTGCCATTGTTATGGATAAAATTTATATTGACTTTCTCTGTACAGAAATTAAAATTGAAATTTGTAGGTCTATCCCTACCGTCTAGACGGCAAAAGGTATCCAGCGTACTGGGCTTATGCCAATTACAGAGAGGTCCGACATTGAGGTGCCTCTCTGCTATTAAATTTATTTATTAATACGCTTTACTGCAGCACGTGATTTTTTAAGAATTTCACCTTTAAGAGGTACGAATCCAAGAGAAGGAGCCTTAGACTGAGCTTTATCACTTAGCAAGTAGTTAAGTGATTTTTGAATGGCTTTAGTATTTCTACCATTGCCTTCTTCATAAGCAAGAATCCATGTCAACGTAGCGATTGGGTATGCACCCTTAGCTTTTGGGTTGGGGTTTTTACCTGCTAAATTTTCATCTAACTTAATTCCATTAAGAGCTTTAGCTCCTGACTCAGTAGATGGCTTTAAATACTCTCCAGATAAGTTTTGAAGAGCGGCAGCCTTGATTTCTCCTTTAATATATGACTGGTTTACATAACCAATTGCACCATCAGTATTTCTGATAGCACCAGCAACACCTGCATTACCTTTTCCACCAACACCCTTTGGCCAAGCAACTGATTTACCTGTACCTAG